GAGGATTTGAGCGTATGTTAGTGATTCTAGGGCATTTAACACGCTAAATGAGCGTGGACTTCTTCGGGGCTTTGATTTTTTACGAGCCATAAGACCAGGTCTGACAAAATCTCGCTATTAATCCTTCTTAATCATTTTTTGAAATTGACCGTTGTTTTCTCTTAATTGAATTGGGTTATTTTGTTGTCCCATTCGCATTTGAATCATATTAGCAATCGCTGCCTGGATAGGATTAATTGGTTCAGCCCCAGATATTCCCATATTTTGCATAACTCCAGCTATTTTTGAATCCAGATCTTGAGCCAAAAATTCGCTTGATTCGCGTATTTCGCGATTAATTTGAGCCAAACCCCAAATAATGACAAAAATTTCAATGATAGTGCATATTATAATTGCTAGTTCCGTAAGCATAGCCAATCCGACCCTCAATCGGGTCTTAAACGTTTTTTTTCTATAATAATAATAATAATAATGTAATGTATTGTATAGTATAGTATAATGGTATTAATTAATGATATTATTACAGCAGTCTGTAATAAATACACTTATCACCCCTGCAGGGTTCGGACAATCATGCTCGACCAAGAGATAATTGAACGATTCGCCGCCGATATGAACTCCCAGGGTTTTCAAGTGATGAAATGCCCCGAATGTTTGGGGGCAATTTGGGTTGAAGGTGACACCGACCCAAAGACCGGAGAAAATACTAATTTGAAATTGATGAGATATTCAACTAAAGAACAATGTAAAAAATGCACTGAACTTCATAATAAGGTGTGTGTTGAAGAATGAGAGAGAAAGTTTGTCCTAAATGTGGACGTTCTGATTGGTGGTTTTTCAATCAATGTCAATTGTGTGGGGAAGAAGAATGAGAGTTCTTGATTTATTCTCCGGTCTTGGTGGGCTTCCGAGGCTTTTTTGAGGGCTGGAGACGAAGTAGTTAGAATTGAAAATAATCCCGCATTATCTCACATTCCAAAAACATTATTATTTGACATAAAATCAAAAAACTTTGATAATTATATTATGTCTGAAGAATCATGGCGTTGCGCTAAAAATGAACCATTCGATTTAGTGTGGGCATCTCCGCCATGCCTGGAGTTTTCTATGGCCTATAACGCGCCTAAATCAGTAGCCAGGAGAAAAGGCATCGATTTCAAACCTAACATGGAATTACTAGAAAAATCTATGACAGTTATCGATTATCTTCAACCGAAATATTGGGTTATTGAGAACGTCATGGGCGCACAAGAGTTCTTCAATCCAATTTTAGGTAAACCGGCACAAATCATTAATTCGTTTTGTTTGTGGGGCAATTTTCCCCAGATCGTAATGCCCCCAAATTATCACCATCTTAAACACGATGTAGGTAGTCAAAATCCATTAAGAGCAAACTACAGAGCAATAATTCCTCTTACAGTTTCAGAACAATTAAGGCGTTCTATATTAGAACAGAAAACCCTGGGGGATTATGTATGAAACTTAGATGTAAACATTGTCAAATAGTTCTCGATTTTGAAACCTTTGAAGATATTCAAAAAGAAAATAATACTCAATGCTGGGTAACTATCAAAGGAGTTAATCATCATTTTAACCAGTTGGTGATAAAATGAGTCGAATAATTAGAACGGTTTCATTAGACAAACATTCGGATGAATTAGCTGGTAAAAAATCAAACTTTTCGGCATGGGTTAGAAAAGCCTTGGAAGAAGATTATCAAAACGTTTCATTGATTCATGTAACAAAATCTATTTTTGAAAAAAATGGAATTTGTAATCCGACTGCATCTCCTAGATGCACTATTTGTTATCCATACGGTAAACCATCGATGGAATTAATTCGTAAGTATAATAGTGAAAAGGGCGTTAATGGAATTGGAATAATTGAAGCAAGAGAAAACCTTCTCAGAGACACTAAGAAACACTATGACGGCGTCATAGTGGATATTAAGTCAGTAATTGAAGAAAAAGTGCCTTTACCCCCCCCTAAGAGGGAGAAAAAATATGTTAGGCGTTTCTTGAAATGGTTAATTGAATGGATTTAAGTCTATATCTCCATCGAAAGGATTCAAGTCAAGATTGCCTATTATTTGAGTAAAACCTTCGTTTATATTTTCACCATAATTTTGAACACCGCTAACAAATGAACCGCCAATCCCTGCAGCGCTTTGACCTGCATTTGAAGCAGCGCCAAAAATTGCTTCAAGACCCTGGTATGTATATTGGTTGGCACCTGGTAAACTTTCAATTATTAATTCAGGAATATTGTTGTAAATTGAATATGCTTCTCCTTTTACTTCTTCGTAGGTATCTTGAAAATCTCCTATCAACTCTGAAACTGTATTCTTCGCCAGATCTAAACCTCTTGAGCCTAAATCCCATTTGAAGCCTAGATAGACGCCGTATAATGATAGAATGGTAGCAACGAACGAAACATCAGACAAAGCCGCTACAATAGGGTTCAAAACTCTATTAATTGAGTAAGCCGTTGATGTTTGTTCAAGCATTTGTCTCTCGACTTTACCCAGGACATATTCATGCCGAATAATTTGGTCGGGTTTTGGCTTAGGCAAAATTAATCCCGAACCTTATCTTTTTATTGAAATTAACAGAGTAATCCGATGTTGGCATAGTTGATGGCATAACATTGTTAGTTATACTATTAGTCTGCATATTCAACTTAGCACCTTGAGTTATTGTCGAATTAAATCCCGTTCCAGTTCCGTCAGTATGAATCCACATTGTCGGACTATTCCCTGCAGCATAATTTGAAGTCCACACATAAACCATCCAATATTTAGTCCCTTGAACTACGCTTACAGTTGAACCAGGAGATGCAGATACTACTGCCGCCGAATTACAATTAATATCTGCTTTAGCGCCAATAATTGCATCTGGATAACCTGAACCTGAATCAGAAAATACAGCAACCTGGAGAATATTCGTTCCGCCACTCGTTGAGTTTACTCTAACTTCAAAATCTGAAATATTACCAGAAGTAGGCGCTACCCAGGGATAACACATTATTCCATTAGTCCCTACAGTTGAAGCACTTTGAGCAGTTCCACCATAAGGCGCGGCATCTCCTGGGACGTATGTATCATTAGAGGCATTGAAAACCGCCCCGAAACCAAAGTCGCCAGATCCACCGCTACCGCCGGAACTGGTAAAGCCATTCCATTCTCCAGCTACAGCCATTCTTGCTAATTGAATTAGAACAACACGGCGAAGGTCATCCTCATTAATGCCCTCAACAAATATCTTTTCAGCCGCCCCCTGAAAATCTGAATAACTTAGGTTCTCCAGGTCTTGAGTTTTCAACAATTCATACAATCTTTTGTCTTTATCTGCATTAGGTAATGGCATATTTATTCCTCTTCATCTATCCAGGTATACAGAGCATCGTCAGAATCTTCAGGATTGACTATTATAACTGCAGGACTCACGACAAAAACCCTACCCAATCACCTTTACAGGCTGTTACGGCGAACTTCAACAATACCAAGCGTCTTAATTCATCTTCATTTAACATTTCAACTGAAAGGGGTTTGCCAATATCCATTACTGTAGGATTATCTCCAGTAGCAAAAGTCTCTAAAGTTTGATTTTGAGATAATGTATAGACACGCCCAGATCTTAATTCGGCATTAGGTAATGGCATTTAATCACTTTAATTTATTAGTAAATCGTTCAATAATTTTGTTTATGTCGTTAAAATCTTTTACAGTTAATGCAGCACCATTAGGCGCTCCAATTGTAAATAACTTTGCTGCTTTTGATTTAATAGACATAGCCATATTTTTCGCTTGAGTCTTTGTCATCTTAGCCATTGTAATCACGCATTTGTTAATACTGATGCTGTAAAGTTTAGAGCAACTGGAATCATCTCTGAAGACATTAGAGGTTGAACTGAAGCAGGGTCGCTACAAGTGACCGCCCCAGCTAAGTTTCCAAGATTATCGAATACTTGAGCGCCACCGCCAGGAGATTCTATCTTAGCGCCATCAATTGAAGTAAAAACGGCTCTCATAATTCTTTGACCCTGGAGTGTGTTTCCTATTGCATTTCCTGTTTGTAGATCCAGGAGTTGGGTTGTAGTTCCAGATGCTGGAGTTCCGACAAAGATTCTATCAACGCCCCTGTTTGTGTATACGATAAGGGCGGCATCTCTTTCCGAAGCCGTCAAGGTTAGAACACGAAGAACGTCGCCAGGTTGCAGTGTTACAGGCTTGCACAAAGATGGAGTTGATGATGCAACACCATTAACGCATACGGGAATAGTCGCCAAGATTAACCCTTGGCGAAGAATGTAAGCATATGAAATCCCGTTAAGGGCTGTTATTAATCCCGAAACGACACGCGCTCCTGGCATATAATCTCCGATATCCTGGGCGGTCACGGTAAATGCTGTCGCTGTTTGCAAAGTTGCTTCTGTAGATTCTGCAATTTCGCTTGAAAGTGGTATTTTTCGACCATCAGCGCAATTTAATACGCCTGTAACTGTATTTGTTGCCATAATAATCACAATCCTATAAACGGATGCCCCTGCCAAGTGCTGGGCGAACCAAATTTCGGTTGATATTATTTATTGGAGCGCGTAAAAGTCGGCGTCCTATTTTAAATCCGATTGAAACGCCAAACGCTTGTGCTGCCATTGGAACTAGGTTGCTTTGAAAATTATTTGCCATTACTGAAACGGCCTGTCCTGGTTGCATCATCATATCATTTAATGAGATTTGAGAAGCGCCAGACCATGTGCCAGGAGTATCAACAACAATTCCGCCAAAGTTTTCAGACATTCCGCCTTTGTAAGTTAAGTCTCCAGATCCTGTAAAGAAGTCCCAAACGCCCCCCCCTGTCGTTCCTTGTGCGAGGATTTGAGCGTATGTTAGTGATTCTAGGGCATTTAACACGCTAAATGAGCGTGGACTTCTTCGGGGCTTTGATTTTTTACGAGCCATAAGACCAGGTCTGACAAAATCTCGCTATTAATC